CACATCAGGTACAAATTCATATTGCATTCTAAGTTGTTCAATATGTTGTTCAATATTATCTAATGTAGTTTTACCTGCTGGGAATTCTTTGATTTTAATTTTACCTGCTATTTCTTGAGCCATTTTCTCAATTTCTTCACGATGCATTGTAATTTTATCTACAGGAATACTTAATAAATTAGCATCCATACGTCTTGCTACATAAGTTTCACTTAATTCAAGAGTATAATATAATACATTAAATCCTAATTTAGCAGCGTGTGTTGCCATGTCAATAATAGCCCATGATTTTCCACCACCTGGATTACCAAATATGATAACTAATTCACCTTTACCGTAACCACCTTGTGTAATATTATTCATTGCTTCCCAAGGAAATGGAATTGGTGATCTATTATCATCACGATATCTAGTTTCAACATCTTTTTCATACTCATGACCAATAGATCTTATTTCACCTACTTTAAGTGCATTAAGAATTAATTGTCTAATTGAATCAAAGTCGTTAATACTTAATAAATTTGTAGAAGCAATAATAGCTTTTTTCATTTGCTGATTTCGGCAAAATCCTAAAAATTCATCTTTAATGTATTGAGCATCTGTCTGTTCTGAATCTCGGTAAGCTTGAACTAATTGCTCTTTAACAGCTATTTGTAATACATCGTTTTCAATTTTTTGTATTTCTACCTTTAAGGCCTCCATTGAAGGCACAGTGTGGTATTTATGAAAATAACTTAAAACTTCCTTAATAATCCATTGATGTGAAGTATTTTCAAAATAATCTTCAGTTAAAGCATCCGATATAGTAATAAGGAAATTTCTATCTGTTAATAGGGCTCCTATTACTTTGATTTGAAATTGATGTCCGTATTGGGATAATTTTGATAATGCAACCATTTATATAACTTTTATTTGTTAATAACCTATTTTTGTAAATATACTATCTTAGTATGAGGGAACCAAAATTTTCTGACAGCCATCCATGAGTATTTGGTATAGAATTAACTAAACCATCTGATTCATATAGCACCATAAACCCACCAACATTTAACGAAGTAATCTCTTCATTTAATAAATTGATTATATCTTCTTTACTATCGTCTGATATGTTAGGTTCGCGTATATTCATTAATTGATAGTTAATATTTAATTGATGTTGTGCCTCTAATATACTTGTGTGCATCGGACTTTTCTTTGCATTATCTGCGCTTATCTTGTAAATATCTTCTAATTTATATTCGTCTGCTCCTTCTAAAGAAAATAACTTAACTATTTTTTTAGGACCTAATCCTCTAACACCGGGAAGGTTGTCTGAGTTGTCACCTAGTAATGCTTTGTAAATTAAAAAGTTATTAGGATGTACATTAAATTCTTCAAGAACATCATTAACTTTATATACTTTTTTCTTAATTGGTGAATAAACTTGAACTTTATCATTAATTAATTGATAAAAATCTTTATCAGCAGACATTATTGTTACTGTTTTGCAGTTTTTATCAGCAGCATAATAATTTGCTATAAGTCCTATACTATCATCTGCCTCTATTTTATCAATTGATACTAAAGATACAGGAAGTTGCTTTAAATATTGAATAAGGCGTGTCATTTGGTTACCCATTGCTTCGCTTTCATCATCTTTATCATCAAATATATCCCAATTTGTAATACGAGATATACTTCTATTACCTTTGTAGTCAGGGTATAGATTTTTTTTATTAACTGTACTTCCATGCCCATCAAATACTAATATTACTCTAGTAGGACGGAATGTTTTAATAGCATATCCAATACTTCGTAAATAACCTACGAGACCACCTATATGGTGGCCCGCTGGGTTAAGTGTATTAACTGATGAAAAATTTCTCATGAACGTATTCATAGAATCTATAACAAGAATACGACTATTCTTAGTAGGTTTATCTTCTACTATTGAATCTAGTACTTGAAGAAGAAATTTTTTATCAAACATTACTCTTCAATTTCTAACATTGGTGATATACTTTGACTTTCATTCCATTCACTAGCATCTTCAGTAATCTGTAGACTATCTATATCTGTAATTTCTTCAAACCATTCATGAGCATATGTCTTCTTATACTCTTTTATAGCTTCAGGTGTATCAGGAATAAATCCATGAGGAGTTACAATCACAGTTGATGCTGTGGCGATACCACAATCAGCATGAATTTTATCAATTGCTATTTTAGTACGTTTAGCGAATTCAACTTTTTTACCTTTGTGTTGTACATTGATTTTAGAAGTACCGCTATTTGTAACGTTTCCAAATGTGATAACGATAGCAGCATCCCAATACATTGCATTTCCACCTTTATTTGTCATTCTAGGTTGTGACATTGGTGTTAATGCTGGTTGTACTCCTGTTTTATTAATTACAAAGAATGTATTTGTGTAAGGATATTTCTCTTTACGTGATAATGGGAATTGTTGGTTAATGAAATTACCAAATTGAGTAGCCATAGCACCTGCATTCCACATAGGATTGTTATTTCCTTGTTTAACACTCATATCGCAAGGTATTGAACCTACTGAGTCCCATAGGAATAATAAGTCGTAAGGTAATTTACCTTTTTTCTGTTCATCTAAAATATCAGCTATAAAAGCAGATACATCCTCAATTGTATTTAATGAAGATCGGTCAACATATAAGAAAAATCCTTTATAATCAACCTCTTCTCCAGTTTCAGCATTGGATACTACTTCTACTTCTAATCCCATCTTTTTAGCATGAGAGAAATCCCATTTCATCTCAGTAATAATAAACACAGGTAATACTCCAAGTTGTTGAGCAGACACTGCTGCTTCAATCATTAATGTAGTTTTTCCAGTATCTGATCCTCCTCTAGCAATAGTTACCTGTCCCATCGGCACTCCCTGGATAGAGAGTGCATCAGCTACAGCTGGGGAGAAGGGGATCCATCTTTGTTTTTTAAACTTTGATGACTCTGATAGGTTTTTAGATTTTTTAAAACTATCTAAATCGAAGGATTTTCCAGAAGAACTTTTTATAGCAGCAGACGCCGCATCATTTATAGTGTTTCTTTTGGCCATAATTATTCTTTATCAAATAAATCTTCGAACTTGTCCGCTTTTGGTTGTTTTGTATTTAAAGTGTATGAAGATTGTTTTTCTTCTTTTTCCCAAGGTAAATCTCCTCTACTTGGTGTTTCTGTTTCTTCATCATCAGAAGCAGCAGCAATAGGAGCATTATCATCTTCTTCTTCAGGATTAGCCCATTTTTCAAAGATTTCTTTTAAGCTTTCATAAGTATGTTTCTTATTAATAGCAAAGATATCAGGCTGTTCTTCTAAATAAGTTTTTAAAGCCGTAGCATCATCTGTAATTGGTGTAGTTTTTACTCTTGGTGTAAGAACACATTTTACTACTTTACGACCAGCTACTGTATCATCAGTACCTTCTACAATAAAGTCACGGCCATCCTGAATGTCAGTATAATCACCGTAATCTTCATTCATAGCAATGTTCATTAATTGAGTGTAAATTTCTTTACCAAATTCCCATAAACGAACACCCATGTCTTCTTCACCACGAACGATAACTGGTGCAAATACTCTCATTTTAGGAGTAATTTTTTTAGCCATTTGCCAATGATCTGGGTTGTCTGATTTGCGAAGTTTTTGTGCTGCTTCTGCAATAGGATCAGCTTCACCCCAATTAGTTAATGCTAAAATAGGTCCTTTAGTATACCCATAGTGAAAATAAATTTCACGGAACGGTGTAGACTTGTTAAACTTAGAAGGAACAATACGAACTTGATGTTTCCCTACTTTTGGTTTCCAGAAAATTTTTGTGTAATCAGTTTTTTCCTTAGACTGGCCTTTGTTGTTAAAGGTGGCCAACGTCTGCTTGATTAAAGATAAATCCATAACGTTTTTTAAATTTGTTTATAACTTGTTTTGGGTAAATATAATAAAGATGTTTGGGGTATCCAAACTATACTTCAATAATAGTATGAATTTTTGTATGTATTTTTCTTAAACCACCTTCTTGAGTAAGTAAAATAACGTTACGATAGTCAGGCCAATTTATTTTGTAGTTAATATCAAGTACACCTCCGTTAAGAGATTCAATTAATCTGTTTAGAGCATTAATTGTGTATAAAGTATTAGATTCTTTTTTTCTATGTAATAATATTGTACTAGGTAGCGCATTCTTTGTCGTAGTATTCATAACATCAATATTATATGTTAAAATCAACTCGTCACTATCCAAAGAGGATAAAACGAATATTTTATTATATAAAATAGAATAGCGATTTGTAAGTATATTTAGAGTTTCGTCTAATTTAGAAAGTGCAACAAATGTGCAAAAAAGCTTATTGGACATAAAATCATTTAGTTCAAGAATGTAGTCATTAGTAATACCACACACATTATTTATTTTATCCATAAATATTATATTAATTCGTTATAGTTGGTTCCTATTTTTACTTTGGTTGGATATTTTAATTTACTTATAATTTCCTTTATTTGATTTACTTCGTCTTGCGCCGCATCTATTAATATAGCATCGTATGTGTAAAGCACAATTCTTGATTTTAATGAACGAAAATCGTTATATAGATCAAATATTTGTTCAACATTTTGTGATGTTTCAAAATTTTGGATGTAGTAATTAAGTATTTTTTGTGGCGTTGGGTTTTCAATGTCTTTTAAATGAAATGTTTTGCCTGAGGGTGTTGTGTGGTATCCTTGATATTGTATTTCATCCCAAAGATTATCAGTGAACATATCTACTTCTCTAAAAAATGGTTTATTTTTAAATTCTTTTCTTATACCACCATATAAATTTTGGAATGTAATTTTTTTTACTTTAGATATATCGGGTTCATTTAATATTTGAGCAATTTGAACATATACATTATTATTATAATCAAATTTATATCCTACTATTTCACTTAATAAACGAGGATGATAACCGTTAAAATCAAATTCCATAAATAAATCATTGCCCGGGATAAAACATTGACGCTCTCCATTTTCTTTGTTTAAAGCAGCATAATTTATATTATTGAAGGAATTAGAAGGACGCCCAGTAAGAGTATATAAATTATAATTAGTATAAGCTCGTCCTTGTTTGATTGAAAAATGCGGAGTAAGATGGTTTTCATAATATTTAATAAAGCATTCTTTGTCTAATTTAATGCCTTCTTTTTCAATTTTAAAAAAAAAATCAATTTGTTTATTTACATAGTCAGTATTTTTAACAATATATGGTTTTATTAATTCATAAATTGCTTCACAATACTCATAATGTTTAGATATAGGGATTAATTCATTAATATTCTTTAACGAACCTAATTCTCGATAAAAATTAGACATTAATGTAGATTCACATTTACCTAAATCAAGTTTAACACCTTTAGCAATACTACTTAATGTTAAATCATTTATTTTACCACTCAAAAAGTATTTAGTGTATTTTGCATCAACAGCATATAATTCTTTTTCAGATAAGAATTTTTTAAGCGGTTGCCATTTTAAACCTAATGATTCGTTATGTTTAATACAAAATATATACCCTTTATCATCAAATGGTTTTA